GTGGATCATTCTACAAAGATGTATTGCTCCAACCCTTTTCCCACCTCACAATTGAGATGGCAAAAGGGAATCCCCTACTCTCGCAGTCTTTCCAGGCTGCCAGGTTAGGGTGGGAATTTATTCAACAAATCAATAATCTCGACCCCGTCAGGGGCGAGATATTGTTTGAAGATGAAGTATCTGTTTTGTCGTTCGACTTTACAAAAGCGACCGACGCTCCCTCTCATGCGAGCGGGAGGGCCGTAATCGGACCACTCCTTAAAAAGACTGGCCTCGACGACAAAATCATTGAATTGATTCTTGACGTTTGGGTAGGGGATAAAATCCTCTATCGAAACGGCAAGCAAATTGGTGTCATGGTCAATGGTATCCCCATGGGGGATCCACTGACCAAGACAAATCTCTCTTTGGTTCACCCGATTTGTTCTTTGTATGCAAAGAAGAAACTCGGGCGACGCATTGTTACCATCGGTGTCGGAAATGGAGACGACGGCCTTCAAATGGCCGCCGGTCCACTCCGACTGGAATTTTTCGAACATTTCCTGAAGGCCGCAAGCCTTCTAGGTTATGAACGATCGATTGAAGATACATTCATCACAGAGGACTGGGCGACCTACTGTGAGGAAGTATTCAGAATACCTGTTGACAGATTCCACATCGTGACAAACGCGGTGCGGATCCGTGACTCAAGAATATCCCCGTATCTTGATCAACCTAAAGGTAGGTTGATCATAGACACGCGGAAAGATCGACAAGACTATAGCTCTGACCCACGAGGGAAATACACCCTCATGGGCAAAGATATGGAATATGTGGCTAAGGATTCAGGAACAGGAATTAACTTCCTGTTCTCTGTCTCCTCAGCATGTCAAGACATATGTCTTGGACTACGAGACAGGCAAGAGCCTGTCTCGTTGCCAAGGCAAATATTCGGAATCGGGAAACCACCTCCCAAATGGGACGTGGCTACCTGGTTCAATCAAATCATTTCCCAACGTGCGTGGCCACGGTATTTAACCGTGGCAACGATGATGGAACTAATCGGTTGGCGTCCGCGACATTACACCACCTTGCGTGGTGTGATGCGTGAACAGCCTCATTTCAATGGTGAATCAGTTCTGGAAGTCATGCGAATTCCAGAAAATGACCCAATCAAACAATATCGGGTTATCAAGGCAGACGACTGGGATAAATTCCCAGCCGGTGTCTTAGATAAACTCATTCTTGGAGGAGTACTGGTCCGAGAGTCAAAGCTCTCGGGCCAGTATCTCTTCCACAAACGGATGTCTGGTCTCGACGTCGGACAAGTTGACTTGTTCGAGGTCGCAAAGACCATGACTAAAGAGATCGAGGAGTTCGATGAACCGACTGTATTATCAGTCGTCACCGAATTCTCCAAAACATATCGAGATAGACCTTGGACATTGCGTCAAACAATGTGCGAGGATCTATACTCATACAATATTGTGGCAGTGATGGCCAAGGCCGACCCATTACGGGTCGACCTTGACTATCCCTACCTTCAACGATTTCGACGACGTCCCAAACCGGATAGTCCGTATACACGGAGTATTGCGGAATTGGAAACGTGGTTCTTTGACAATTATGAGGAAATACTTCGGGGGGTAGAGACACCTCTACCCCCAAGAGCAATCCTCGCTGATGATGATATCATTTGCCTTGAAGTCGAAAGACTTGAAGACAAAGTGATTCTAATTGTAACTGATGATCGCAAGTTAGCCAGACGATGTAGTCTGGCTAACATGGACAAATTGATTCTTCGTTGTTCATGTCGTGATTGGGTCTTCCATTCGGCGGACGCAACACGATTTGAAAACGAAATTGCCAAAATGGTACGCTACCGGCCCAAGACCATTATTGATTTTGGGTCGTTAGATACCTTCATGAATACGACCGGTGCGACGTACTCCTATGGAATACCTCACACCGATCCACT